GATGCTATAGACAATACTTATATATTTGAGGATGTTGTAAAGATGAAAGGGTATAAAACAGCAGGCACTCTACTCAGTGGTTGGCGATTAACTACATTCATGAACACAGTTTTGAATTATGTGTATACACATCAAGCAGTAGGTAGTAATAGTAATATGGTTAGTACACATAATGGAGATGACGTTTTAGCTAGTATAAATAATCTAACAGAATTAGTCTCACTACTCAAAGGTTCAAAAGAGATTAACGTCAGATATCAACGAACTAAATGCTATTTCTCTTCTATTGCTGAATTCTTACGGGTTGATCACCATCAAGGTACTGGAGCACAGTATCTGGCTAGAGCAGTATCTACATTTGTACATGGTGCAACTGAGAGTAGTATACCCAATGATCTACGTAGTAATCTAGAAGCTACTATGACTAGACGGAAAGAATTAATTGAACGCATGGCAGATAGGGATGTCGTTGATAAGCTAGTCCGTAACCAACTGCGGCATTTTAATAAAATTTGGGAGGTAGATGATAGACTGATATATAGTATCATTAACACACATACAAGTAGAGGGGGTATAGCAACAACCATAAATGATAATACTTTGGAAAAGAAAATATTGATGGTGATGAAAAAACAGCGAACAGAAGTAACAGGGAAGGAGATAGCTAGGTACCCTGGAGTAACAGCATATACTAATAAACTACTTAAAATGGGCATTGAAGATAAGTATCGGAGTAAAATAGAAAGACAATTATATGCTACTACTCAGATAGGAATTGGTAACACAGTGACCGAATACAAAGTACAAGCCAATGCTGTTGGGCTTATGAGTGACCGAGAAGGTATAGGCGTCCATAATTATGGTAAAATATACACGGGCATGAAAAAAAATGAAGGAACTTGTAAGAATTTACAATTGATTAAGGATAGAGAGGAATTTAAGGAAAGAGATAATCTTATTTGGTTGAGGGCTAGTCAATACGGCATGTTTAGGAAATCCTATCATGGTCGTAAGGCAGTATTAGCTAAGACTTTTGGAATACCTCTAATAAATATAATCGGTAAGGATAGTGCCATATCCACAAGACTAAAGTTAGAATATGACTCGCATGAAGCGGCAAAGATTCTACTATGAAAGTACATAGGTGGCACCCTATGGTAATCGGGAG